AAGGGGTCTGGGGACGAGTCCCCAGCACTAGAGCATTGATTTTTCATTAGAAGTTTTTGTGGGGTCGCGGGACCCCACACCCCGTTTTTTCAAGTGCTATGCCAATAAGCCCGGTGGCGCCGCTACGGACAAGTGGCGCCACTGTAAACAAAAGGGGTCTGGGGACGAGTCCCCAGCACTAGCGCATCGATTTTTCATTAGAAGTTTTTGTGGGGTCGCGGGACCCCACACCCCGTTTTTTCAAGTGCTATGCCAACAAGCCCGGTGGCGCCGCTACGGACAAGTGGCGCCACTGTAAACAAAAGGGGTCTGGGGACGAGTCCCCAACACTAAAAATACACTCGTTCAAGACTGAACCGTTTTGAATGAATTTGCTCTAGAGCGCACCCGCGTCCGTTTGGCGGTAGGTCTGCTTCCGATGACAGGGCTTGCGAGCCGGCTTGAAACGGCGCACGGACAGGCGCGCCTTTTTTGCACTCCACGCATAAATTTGCGGTTGACGCAGAGTCTCAATGATGTGTAATGAACAAATATTGCGCATGACCGCGGACGCAACAGCGCCGATCGGACCGCCGTTCAGGTTGGCGCGCTGATGGTGACTTTTCCAAAGCGGCAGAACGGGGGGGGGAGGGGAAGCAGAGCATGCAAGGCGAAGCAGGGGCACCTGAGCGAGGTCTGATTAAGAGCCGCCCGGCGCTGACGCAGCGGCGGGTACGGCCAGGCCTGGGCATTTCTCGCAGCTGTGATCGTGCGCTGTGATGGCTAAGCGGGCAACGGTCACCTCGGCGGACATGCGCCGCGCCATTCAAGCGGCCACGGCATGCGGTTTGCGGGTGCAGGCGTGTGTGATGAATCCGTCAGAGATTCGGCTGGAATTCAGTAGCGTTGCAGAGAATTCCAAAAAAGGCGATGATCCAAAGCCGAAAGAATGGCCGAGGTAAGGGGTTGAACGTCACCTTTCCAGGTTTGTTACGGGAAAAGCTGCCGTCGGGGGCGATCAGGTACCGGGTCCGCGTGGAAGGCAAGCCGCACTGCCGGGTGCGTTTGCAGGTTGACCCTGAGCACAAGGACTTTTTGGACCACTACCGGGCCGCACGCCGCGGCATTGCACTTAAGCCGGGTGCTGCACCAGCGGACAACACGGTTCGGGGTTCGATTGCCTGGTTGACGTTTAAGCATTTGGATGATTTAGAAAATCGCGTCAACGCAGGGCTGGCCTCCGCGCTGACTTTAAAAAAGCGACAATTGCTATTAAGCCGGTTGCGGGATGAATGCGGTGAATATTCGATGGAGATGCCGTCTGCTGAAATTATTAACGTCCGGGACAAGTTGTCCAAGACGCCTGCTTGGGCAGATAGCATGGTTGAGGCGATTCGCACGATGTATCGTTGGGGGATTGAGCGGGGTATTTGTGATTTTAATCCGGCGGTAGGCATTGGCAAGATAGATCGGGGCAAGGGCGGTGCGCAGCCTTGGTCTGTGGATGATCTGCGGCGTTATCGGGACCACCACCTGCCGGGCACGAGTGCACACTTGTGTTTGACGCTTTTCATGTTCACGGCGTGCCGGATTGGTGATGCGGTGCGTTTGGGGCGGGGGAACGAATTCGAGCGCCACGGCATTCGCGGTTTGGGATGGCAGCCCAGGAAAAAGGGATCGACCCTGGTTGAGATTCCGATGTTGCCGCCCTTGTACCGCGCGACACGGGCAGCGACGGTACTGGGTCCGACTTATTTGCTGACCGCACACGGCCGCTCGTTTGCGTCGCCAGATGCTTTGGGGCAGAAATTCAGGACGTGGTGCCGGTCAGCGGGGCTTGAGGACCGATCGAGCCACGGCATTCGCAAGGCGGCAGGACATCTTTTGGCGCAAGAGGGATGCAGTCAATATCAGATTATGTCGATTCATGGCCACACGCAGGCCCAGACATCCGAGGTGTACACGAAGGGCGCACAGCGCTGGAAGATGGCCGCTGATGCGATGCGCACATTAGAAAAGATAGAATGGTAAGTGTCCCACGGCCTGTTTTCGCGTGGGACACATTCAGGCTCAAGCCTTTAAAATTTAACAACACCACAAGGGCCATTGGAGCGGGCGACGGGCTCAGAAAAACGTGAATTGTTCAATGAAGTCAATGCCTGTGTGTCCCACGGATGTGCGGATTGCACCCGAATAGAATCAATGGGTTAGAATAAGGGTGTCCCACGAAAATCAACTGCGGATGCGGGGCCTGTTAGCACGGCTGGGGCAGCGCGCTGCCTTAATCGCCTAAATAACCGTCGTCGCTTATGATGGTGTTCAACTATGATGGTGTTCAACTATGATGATTTTCAACTATGATGGTGTTCAACGACGAACAGGTGCCCCGCGGTCCTGGTTCCAGCCGGTCGAACAGCGGCCGTGTGTCGGCCGCTACCAAATCCGCAAAGGCAGCTTTGAAACAATAAAATAGAGCAGACCCGCGCCCACAGGAACGCGGGTCCGCGCTAGAAGGTGCCGTCGCGCAGGCGCTGGGCAGTCGTCGCGCTATCGGTGAACTGAACAGCATTAACGCGCCCTTGTGCTTCTTTCGCTTTCTCCAAAAGTCGGTGATTGGCCTCTGCCGCGCCAGCCCGTCTGGCCATCCACGCGGTGATAAACGCCGGCAGGGCTTTGAACAGCCCGCCCAACAGTGCGGCCAGAACCTGCATCACTTGCCGTCCTGATCGGCGGCGTTGTCCGCCGGTTTGGCGTCGCTGTTCAGCAGATTGCCCGCCGCCAGTTGCCCTTTGAGCATCTCCCAAATCTGGTCATCCACACTGGTGGTGGTCAGCTTAACCACCTTGTCGATGGCAAAAATCAAAATCGCAGCAAGACCGGCGTACCCACCGATCGTCTGAACGATCGTCTGAACGGTGGTCTGAACGATGGTATCTGGCATGGGTCAGTTTTCCTATTTCAAGACACAAAAAAAACCTGTTTATAAGCGGGGGCGGGTTGAAGATTGCGGGTTAGGGTCGTCAATAGGACCATATGCGCGGCTGTGGGAAACCGTCCGCAGCGTTGGCGATATCCATGTGGACGTATCGCGGCAGGCCTTTGCGCTGGCAAATGCCAAAGCGGCGAAAGCCCAAATTGCGGCCATGGTACACAAGCTCCGTGGCAAACGCGCCATCGGCTGCCACATCGACGGCCATGCCAAGCGTATGCACACCCGGTTTGCGGCCTTGCTGTACTTTGCGCACCTCAACGGCGTGTACCGGCGACCGGTAGCCGCTGGTGATCGGCATGGGCCGGTTCAGTCGTTTGCGCAGCAGCGTTAGTCGGTGCATCAGCGCGGGCGTGACCCGACAGATGCCCGTTTCGCGGCACGCCATCTCACCATGTGTGAAGTAGGGCCAGTCGCCCAGGGGCCAGTCGGCCTCTGTGATCTCCACCAGGGCTCGTGATTCGGGATCATGCCGGTCCATGGTGGCGCACTCCTTTTGAGGTGAGAGGGTCGTGTCGCTGTCATGCGGTGCCGAGCACCTCGGCCTTGACCGACGTTGCGTAGCCGCTGCCATCGATGCGGTGTTCCACTGAAACCGCCCGCCATTCGGTCGGGATCTGCGCCCGAAACCCGGCCAGTTGGATTTTCTGGTCTGCCATCAGGGCCGCATCGCCCGGGCGTTCGAACGTGAGCTCTTTGGTTTTGCGTGCGCGTTCCCGTTGCGCGGACCGTGCGAGTGATGCTGCGGTGTCGTCGTCTGGCTGAGCGAACCGCAGTGTTTGATACGGGGGCTCGCCTGCTGTGTGTTCGCGCATCTCCTGCGCTGTTGCATCCCAATGGACCGTCTTGACGCCGCCGGTTGCCGACTGGCCGGAACCGCCGGTCGTTCGGGCCGAGTGTGAGAAGGACCAGCGGGTGCAGTCGCTGGGGGTTAGGGTATAAACGGGAAGCGATTCGCCGGTGGCGGTGATGCCGCCGCCGCGCGGCAAGAACAAAAGCGCACCGTTGGCCGGGCGCATCACGGCGTCTGCATCGCGGGCGAGCCGGGTTAAGAACGCCATCGGGCTTTCCCCGGTCTGGTCTGCGTGGGTGATAAAAACGCGCGCGAGGTCCGGGTGAATGCGGACTGTGAAGCCGAACTGGCCCCCGATTTCCTGCACGATTTCCCCGAGCCTCACCTTATGCCACGACTGATTCCGGCCGCTGCGGAAGGCGCTTGGCATCTTCGCGGCCTTGGCCCTGACCTCTAAGGTCTCTGGCGGCGAGGTGTAGCGGATCTCGTCTACCACGTAGGTACCGACGCTGATTAGGCCGCGTCCGGCGTCGCTCAGCGCAATCTCGAGCGCCGTGCCAACCTCTGGCAGTGCTGCGTGGGTGCCGCTGCGTTTGCGGTCGTCCACGCGGAGTGCAACGGTGTCGCTTTTGTCCTCGGCCTCGTCCCGCACGCTCAGCGACAAGAGCCGGTCCGCGATGTTGGCGGTGATGTCGCTGCCGTCCGCAAGGATCCGAAACACGGGCCGCATGTCCTACCCCCATATCCGCCTGATGGTCTCCGTTTCGGGTGGCGGCACTGCGGGTAGTTCAATCCGCAGCCCCGCCGGCAGCCTGACGCCAAAGGCGGCCAGGCCCGGGTTCACGCGTAGCACCGCCTCGGTCGTGCCCCACGAGCGCCCATAGTGCTTGAAGGCCACGGCGTCCACCACATCGCCCTCTTTGCTCAGATAAACAGCCCTCACACCCACACCGCGTCCTCGCCGTATTGTTTAAGCCGCAGGTCGAAGGCTATTTTGCGGGGCTGGCCGTTGGCTGCGAACACCGTGTCCGTCTCGCGGACTTCTTCGATCACCCAGCTGCCGTAGATGCGCCCGGTCCCTGCGATCAGCAGCATGGGCGTACCCCACGCGGCGACGGTCCGCATGCGGTCAAGCTGCCTCAGCCCGCCCCGGAAGGACGGATAGATCACGCCGTCAAGGGCGATTGTTTGCAGCTTCGGCCCGACGCATTGGACGGCGGGTTGCCGCCCGATCCGATTTTGCTCCGGCCAGCGATAGCTGGCTGTCCGCGCAAGGCGCTGATAGGCCGCCGTTGCCAGCTTGAACCGATAGGGCCCGAACGCCATCATGGTCATGGTGCCGCCTTCCGTCAGTCGTAGAGCATCGCCTGGGCATCCGCCCGGCGGTTGCGTTCCCATTCGGCCAGCGCCAGGCGCACGGCGGTTTCGGTCTCGCGCTTGACCAGTTCCACGTCGGCCAGCCCGTTTATGGTCAGCGCGACCGTCACCGGGGCTTCGATGCGGGTTTCGCCCTGGTGCCCGTCCGGCCGGTGCGCTGCTGCAGGGGCTGGATCGAGCCCAAAGTGGTCCGTGGGCGGGCTGGGTATGGGCCGTGCAGCCACAGCAAGGGGCGCAGCAGGGGCCGCAGCAAGGGGCGGGACCTGCTGCGACATCGGCGCGGGAGTGCCGATGGGGGACAGGTCGGCGCCCATGGTCGCGACGGCAGGCACAGCAGGCACAGCAGGCACGGTCAGCGCGGGGAGCACCGATGTCGCCAGCACGGCTGCGGACGGGACCAGCTGCGGCACCGGTGCGACGGGGGCTGCGGCGGTGCCTTTGATGCCCAGCCGGTTCTTAATCCAATCGGGCAGCCAGCCCACCAGGCCGTTGATTTTCTCGTGCAGCCAGCGCAGCAGCTTGTCCCATTTCGCTTTCAGCCCGTCCCACAAGGAGGTGATGATCCCAGCGCCGGTCTCAAGCAGATTGAACGCGTTGAGGCCGTCCCACAGGCCCTGCAGGGCCGCCTGAAACCACGCAACCAGTCTTGTCCAGCCAGCTGAGAGGCCCTGCCAGAGCCCGGTGATGATCCCAGCGCCGGTCTCAAGCAGGTTGAACGCGTTGAGGGCGTCCCACAGGCCCTGCAGGGCCGCCTGAAACCACGCAACCAGTCTTGTCCAGCCAGCTGAGAGGCCCTGCCAGAGCCCGGTGATGAGGGCTGCGCCCCGTTTCACCAGCGCCAGCGCCAGCGACCCGATCCAGCCGATCAGCGCATCGAAGCGGCCCTGGAACCACGCCACGATCTTGGACCAGTTGGCGTAGATCAGGTAGGCCGCAACGGCGATGGCAGCGAGGACGGCGGCAAGGGGGTTCACCAACATAAGCGCAAAAAGCGCACGCACCGCGCCATGCGCCACCAGCACGGCCCTCGTCAGCGCCGCTATGCCTGAGGCCATGACGCCGACGGCGGTGAGGGCCGGGCCGACCGCAGCGGCGATGGCCGCAACGAGGGTCACGAAGCGCAGGGTCTTCGGGTTTGTCTCGGTCAGGGTGCGCAAGACGGACGTTATCGTCTCGATCACGCGGGTCAGGGCTTCGATCAGCCCACTTTCGCCGACGGCGATCAGCAGGCCCTCGAACGCCGAGTGCAGGTTATTGAGCGCACCGGGCAGGCCGCGGTTCATGACCGCCACCATCTCGCGCGCGCGCCCGCTGACGTTGCCCATCTGTTGGGCGTAGGCTTGCAGTTTGCCCGTCTGCGCCTGTTGTAGCAGGTTCGCAGCGCCGCCCGCCAGGCCATCTTTCCCGAACAGGCGTGCCAGCGCCTGTTGCTGCTCACCGGCGCCCAGCTTCGCAATTTTAACGCCGAAGTCTGCCAGAATGTCCGCCAGCGGCAGCATATCCCCGGCGAGGTCCTGCGTCTTGACCCCCAGCGCAGCCAGCATCTTGCCCACCTCTGAGGACGGCGCAGCGACGCCCAGCATTGCGTTCTCAAGCGCCGTCGCGGCCACGCCGCCTTGCAAGCCGATGTTGTCAAGCAGCCCGACCGCAGCTGCGGTATCCTCAAGGGAAAAGCCAAGCCGCGCTGCGATGGGCGCCGCCTGCGCCATGCGCTCGGTCAGCACCCCCATATCGACGTTTGCACTCACCGTCGTCGCGGCCAGAACGTCCGCCACCCGTGCTGCGTCGCTCGCCTCGATGCGGAACGCGCGCATGACGTTCGAGGCCATCGTCGCAGCCCCGTCCAGGGCTATGCCAGAGGACGCCGCAAGGTCGAGCATGGCTGGCGTCATCGCCAGGATGTCGTTCGTTTTGAAGCCGATGCGGGCCAGCTGCTCCATGCCCGTTGCAGCTTGGCTGGCGCTGAACGTGGTCGTCGCGCCGAGGTCTTTTGCCAGATCACGCATCTGCGCCAGCTCGTCAGCGGGTGCACGCGAGACGGCGGCGAGGTTGTTCATCGCCTGCTCGAAAGTGACAGCGGTTTGGCCGATGAGCTTGCCCGCGCCCACGATGGGGGCTGTGACAAGCCTCGACAGGCTTTGCCCAGCCCGCCGGGCGCCGGCGCCGACTTGATCCAGACGGCGCACGACCGCGTTCGCGTTCAACGCATCGCTAAGCTCGCGAAACGCGTGGCTGACCCGACGGATCGGGCCGACCATGCCATGAAGGGAGCGGCTCATTTGCCGGATCGGCGCCGACAGGCGATCCGCCGCCAACACAACGGCGCTGGCTGCGTGCTCAACCATTGCGGCCCCCCTTACGTGGCTTGGGGTTCCGATCCCGCGCCAACGTGTGCCAGCGGATCACGTCCGCTAGGTCCATGTCGTCCATTTCAGCAGGCGACCAGTGGAACACCATCGCCAGATCCGCCATCATTTCCCAAATCGCAGCGGGCGCAAGGGTTACGCCTGCTGCTTGGTAAAACCCGTGATAACCTCAGACACCGCGGTCAGGTCCTCCCCGTCAAGGTCGTCCACCTCCGCTGGCGAAAGACTGGCCAGCGCACTCACCAGGAAAAGGATCTTGTCCAGGTCGCCGCCAGAGATCTTGTCCATGCGGCGGAAGTCGCCCGCCTTCGGACGGCGCAGCGTCAGCGTTTCTATGGTCGCTCCGGCAACCGTGATCGGATGCTTGAGAGTGATCGTCTGCGAACCTGAGTTCATGGCACTTCCCCTTGAAGCTTCGATGACAACGGAAAAATAGAGCAGACCCGCGCTGCGCTGGCTTTAAGCGCTGGCTTTAAGCGCTCGTTTTAAGTGTTCGTTTTAAGTGTTCGTTTTAAGTGTTTGTGGGGTCGCGGACCCCACACCCCGTTTTTGTTATGTGCTCGTTTTAAGTGCTCGTTTTAAGTGCTCGTTTTAAGTGTTTGTGGGGTCGCGGACCCCACACCCCGTTTTTTTTTAAGTGCTCGTCTTCGTGGGACCGCAGACCCCACACCCCGTTTTTTTAAGTGCTCGTCTTCGTGGGGCCCATGGCCCCACGAAAATAATACTAACGAAGGCAAACGCCAGAACCGGTGCAGATTTTGGCGAGATGTGAGAGCAGACCCGCGTCCATACGGACGCGTGAATTTGATCTATCTTATTGTTTTCTAGACAAATTATCATTCAAAACTTAACCGTTTTGAATGAATTTGCTCTAGAGCCGCACTTATAAAATGGGGTGTGGGGTCCGCGACCCCACAAACACTTAAACACTTAAACACTTAAGCACTTAGGCACTTAAGCACTTAAGCACTTAAGCACTTAGGCACTTAAACACTTAAACACTTAAACACTTAAGCACTTAAACACTAAAAAAAACGGGGTGTGGGGTCCGCGACCCCACAAACACTTAAGCACTTAAGCACTTAAGCACTTAAACACTTAAGCACTTAAGCACTTAAACACTTAAACACTAAAAAAAACGGGGTGTGGGGTCCGCGACCCCACAAACACTTAAACACTTAAACACTTAAACACTTAAGCACTTAAGCACTTAAGCACTTAGGCACTTAAGCACTTAAAACCAATCTAAAGGCCGATGGCGCTGCGTTGTTCGGCGAGTTGGTCGGTGCCGTTGATCCGGCGGACCATGTTCACGGCGTCGATTTCGATCAGCTCTTCGTCATCGATGCTCAGGCGGAAAAAGGACAAGGTGCAGGTCAGTGTGAGGGTGTTCGCTTCGCCTGGCGTCCACGTCCCGGCGTCGATTTGCTTCCAGCCGCCGGTCATGTTTGCGACGACGGGGTGCACGGTTGCTTCGCCCTGCCGTTGCGTTGCGCCGCGGATTGTGACGGGCAGGCCCGCTTTATCGAGCAGGCCGAACGAGCGGAAGATATCCGGATCGAAGTCGGACAGGACCATTGTCGTCTCGAGCCGTTCCATGCCCATGTCGAGATCAACTGGCATGTCCATGCCGCCCGCTCGGTGTTCTTCGGTCTTCAGCGTCAGCACGGGCAGGGTGCATTCGTTGACGCGTCCGGCGTAGCCGCGTCCGTCCACAAAGAGGTTCATGTTTTTCAGAACCCGGGGATATTGGATCGTCATCAGACCAGCTCCTCCAAGTATTCGTTCGTCAGCTTCGAGCGGAACGTGATGGTTTCCGCCGGGTAGGGTGGGGTGAAGTCGAAGTTAAAGTAGACCTTACCGGCGGCGATGTTGGTTGGATTGTTAAGGTCCGGGTCCGGCCAGCACTTGCCGCCGAGGATTGCACCGAGCGCGGTCAGGCTGCGCAGGTAGCCGTTCACGCTTTCGGTCACGTCCTCGAGGTAGGTTTTTGTGATGTTGCGGTCGACGGCCCATAGGTGTGCGCGTAGGAGGCTATCGTTAATCATATCCGCCGTGCGGCGTACGGACAGGAACGCGAACTTGGGGTCGCTGGCAGCGGAGCGGTTGCCCCATAGCCGGTAGCCGTCTTCACGGATGATCGTGGCGACGTCATTTTCGTTGAGATGGTTGGCGCGGCAGTTGGCATCGCCCAAGGTAAAGTCCACCGGGCGCGTCGTGCCCACGATCCCGTTGAGGGTTTGGTTCGAGGGCGACCACCAGAAGCCGCGATCGTTATCGGTGCGAGCGATGAGGCCCGCCACGCGCGCGGATGCGGGTTCGTTGACGATCACACCGCCGCGGACGACCTTCACGCCGGGGTCCACGACGTAGACGCGGGGCGATCCCCAGTCGCCGCGGTAGGCGATGGCGTCCGCGTCCTTGGTGTTTGGCCCGTCTGCGATAATCACCGCACGCAGGCGTTCGGCGATACCGACCATTTCGGCCACCACCGGGTTTGCAAGATGGGTGTCGGACGCTTCTGGATCGGCCGGGCGGTCGCCCGTGAAGCCGGGGGCGCAGAGGATGCGCGGGGTCACGCCCAGGACCGATTGTGCGGCCAGCAGCGCGTGCAGGCCGGTGTAGTTGCCGTTCGTGGCATTCACCCCGCCCAGCACGTTCGTTTGCAAAGCGGCGGCGTCTACGCCCGCGTCCACGCGGACCACGACCACCAGTGCCCCGATTTGGTCGAAGATACCGTCAAGTGCAGCGGGCAGGGTGCCGTTGTTGCCGCCGGTCGTGTCCAGCGCCGCCGCTTCGCGCAGTGACCCGGCCACAAGGACGGGGGTGTTGAGCGGGAACTGTGCCGCGTCGGCGTCGGGCGCGGTGCCGACGACGCCGATCACGGATGACTTCACTGTTCGGATGGGGCGCGGGC